AATCTCGTCAATTTTTTCAGGGTCGCCGGCTGCTTCGTCAATCCTTTCAGCCAGTTTTGCCTTTTCCCGGTTATCAAGTTCGGCAAGATACTCGTCAACACTTTCAAAGCCTTCTGCTTGTGCGATTCTCTCCAATGTCTGTTTTGCAGATGTCGCTTCTTTCTTAACATGCTGGTAGTCATAGCCCATTTGCAGGTACTTTGTCTGCTCTGACTTCGGTATCTTGACTTCTTTCCCAAGATGCTTTATTGTGATAAATTCATCTTCGGGAGTCTCATCCGGTTCATCTTTTTTGGCTTCCTTGTCAGCCGGCTCTTTTGTTTCAGTTTTCTTTTCAGGTTCCTTGGTTTCAGGTTCCTTATCCGCTTCCTTTTTAGGTTCTTTTTCAGGCTCCTTATCCTTGTCAGTTTCTTCAAGGGTTTCAGTAGCGGCTTCTTTTCTGAAACTATCTGCAAGCCTTTTGAATGGATTGCCTTTCTTTTCAAGGTTCGTATCCTGCTTTTCGTCAGGGTTGGTGTCTCCCTCAGCGAATAGCTGAATGTCAATGTTAAACGGTCTATTCATTTGTTACCTCCCCGCCTGGTTTCGGCAGTTTATTAATCACCGGCTGGTGTCGCCGGGTAATTGCAATAAAAAAACGGCTATTCCGGGAAGGGGGAATCTCCCGAAATAACCGTTTAAAACAGTTTGCAAATATTCTTTTCAATTTAAGTATAACACGATTTTACCGTGTTCCTATCATAGCTTAATTCTGTTGATTGTATTGCACTTTGACGGTGTCTTACTTCCGTCCTTATGTTTGCACTTAATGTATATAGTGCCTCTGCCTAAACCAATTCGCAACTCTCTTTGTTCTGCTATCTTATGCCTGCACTTCCCACACAGTACAGATTTTCCTTCAATGATTGCATCCGTCATTGCTTACCACCACGCTTTGCAAGTGTTGTAGCCGCTTTGATTGCAACTTGTTTCTCTACAGATTCATTCTGTAGTTTCTGTTTTTCAAGTCCCAACGCCTGTTTCTGCATTTCCTGTTGTGCTGCGGTTTGCTGTGCTTGCTGTGCTGCCTGTGCCTGTGCTGCTTGCATTTCACCAAGTTCTTCAAGAATTTCATCCACAGGCGGGAATTTGCCATCCTTCATTGTTTTCCAGAAGGCTTTAATCCCCATTGCCTTGCCTAACAAGCCCATAGCCATATCAGTGTAATAGTTCGGGTCTGTCGGCCTTTCATCAAGCACCTTGACGCTTATATCAAGTTCGGGAACGAATTCCTCCTTCTTTGTTACTGATTGACCGTTTTCATCTTCAACGGTTTCTCTGTCCCATGTTCTTACAAGCATACTGCGTTCAAATACTCCTTTGTTTGGCTTGTCCTTCTGTGTCTTTATAAACACGAGAAGGTTTATCATAGCTTGCATTTGTTGTTCAGGTGGAGTTCCTTTCGGCATGTTGGCAATCTCTATCAATGCCTTGTATGCCTGTTTTTCTACTGCTCTTTCCTTACTGTCGCCTCTTATGCGGTATTCCCTTTTCTCTGTATAGAACTGTGCTATACGGTTTATAATAAGCTGGAAAAACTCAATCAAGAAGTCCTCCAGCACTTCTGCCCTTGATTTCATTCTGAGGTCAGAACGTGCCCCTAATTCCCTTATAGTGGAATATGGAACATTCGCACCTGGAGATATGCCTTGCAGGATTGAAGTATTCTGTGAAATGGTATCTATTACACCCTTTTTGCTCTCTTTATAGTTTGTGATATTTGCGGGTACTTGTACGGGTTGCTTGGGCTTAATCCCGTTTATGTTGTTTACTTCATGCCATGTATTGGCTTTAGCAATGTTGTTCAGGAACTCATTAAACTGTGCATTTGAAAATGTCCCTTTCTGGTAGAACCCGCCACCCAAACCTTGCCCCAACATAGCACTGACTTCTATTTCATCCACCCTGTTGTGCATTATCTGTGGGATAACAACATTCCTTTCCTCTCCCATACCATAAGGCTGCTCTTCATCTGCATACATGACTTTGTAAACAAACGGATATAGTCCATCCTCGTATACGTATGGTATATAGTCTAAAATGATTGAACCCGCTTTGTAGGCGCAATGAACACCCTTCAATGTTCCATTTGCCATATCCCTATAGTCCTGTGCTTTGTATGGCAATCCTTCCGATTCAGCTTCTTCTGCTTTTTGCAGGAAGGTTTCTTTCCATTCTTTTGAAATGAATCTCGGGGTTTCTTTGTGAAAGTGAGTTATAAGTGTTGCTTGATGTGGGTCAGGCCCTTCATTCTCTTGCCCTTCTTCAATGTCATAAGAATCCTCTATAACATACTTTCCTTTATCCCACTTTTCTTCAAACCATTCAAGTTTCTTTCTTTGTTTTATGTTGATATACGAACACTCTTGAAGTCTTTCTTCAAGGTCTATTATTGCAGGGTCGGGATAGAATTCTGACTTTTTCATAAACAAGGTTCTTATTTCTCCTACCCATCTATTCGGACCACTGCCGCCTATCCAATGCTGGTCGTATGGTACATACCCTATAATCGGACCATACTGTAACCCTTGAAGCACTATCTTTTTCCATTGGTGAGTGAATTTGTTCCGGTACAATATGTGTGGTACGAGGTCATTTAACACGCTTGCAGTATCGGTGTCTCCTGTTTCCACTGCGGAAATATCCGGCCGTGGGGTTGTTACAGTAAGAGAAGCAAGCATATTGCGAATCATGGGGAATACGAAGTTGTCCTGAGAGTTCCAGTTTCGCTTCTTCCCGGTTTTTGTCCGAGCACCCTTGGTTGTGTCCCATTGCTTGCCTATGTATATCTTATATTCATCATCCCAATTAACTTCTATTTCTGCCCGCTTACCGCTTTCGGCATGTTGTTGTGCTGTCTCAATATCACATAACAGTTCATTTTCTTCATCCGTGTTATGCTGTGATACAGGCTTTTCATCTTTGTTTTTGTTAAATAACCTCATCCTTGTAACCTCCAAAATTAAAGGGCCAGACAGACTTGTTAAAGCCTATCTGACCCGCTGGTTGGGGTGCTAATCTTCACACTTTTATTTTAGCATGATTTAAGTCTATAACTCCCTTGCTTGTAACCACTACATGAGTAACATTTTTGCAGCGAGGGCATATCTTTTTTACTTCTCCCATTGCCTCACATAATAATTTGCCACATGTTGTACATTTGACTTTCTGCATTATCTCTCCTGTCATCTATGATATATTCCATTTCTTTATCATCAAGCCTCCACACCAAACTTCCCATATTAATCCTCCATTTTCAAATCTTCATTCTCAAAAGCTCATCTGTAGTAAGCCCATATCTTCTGTCTCCTTTTTCTTCAAACATCACAATAAAAATCCCGTTGTCATCTATAATGCTTTTTATTGTCCACATTTCACTTTCGGGGCCAGACAATATATCGTCCCAATAAGCAATCTTTAACACATCGCCTACTTTTGCAATGTTTTCCACTGAACAATTAGAAGCTGTTTTTTCTAATTCTTCTTTGTGTATAGTTAAAACACATCTTTTGAACATATCACTCAGTGCTTTCATTGAGCTTGTAGGATTCGTCGTGTCAATAATAGTTCCTGTAGCATATTCTTGCCCTTCAATTATTGCCCTTGCGGTTACTTCTACCTGCATAAAAACCCATCCTCTCATTCAACCTAAAACGAATAAACGATTATTCCATGCCCCTATAATCCTCAAAATCATTTACAAGATGATAGTGTGTCGCTACATATGACCCTATTTTCTTCTTTAGGTCATACAATTCTTTTTCCAATTCTTTTACCTTGTCTTGCAACTGGTTTATTCTATTACTGGACATAGGCTTTAAGTGCCACAAAGCAGGATTCTTGTAATTTAATAGAATATATTCGTCGCCGGATTCATTTTTAATTATCAAGTCATCTCCTTCTTTGGTGACTGTATCTATGTCTTTGCCTTTGATGTCGATAAATTGCATTTCTCCATATTTGTCTATTAAAATTATTCTGTCACGAATCCATGTAATATCTGGATACACGTCTCTCACCATCCCTTAATTATCTTCCCGGGTTTCTGCCACGCCCTGTTTTCCTTGTGGTCTTGCATCCTCCCCGTCCCCGGTTCGCCCGTTGCCCTTTTCCGCTTCCATCTCTTTTTGGTACTCCCTTTTTAGCCATATTTACCTCCCTTATTTTTTCTTCTGCTTTGACTCCCATCCAGTTTTCTGCCTTTGTTTTTTGCAAACGGCCATTTAAGCCCTTTTGTCAACTCACTCATTTGGCAAAGTATACAACTCTTTAAGAAACATTCTAACTTCTGCCCAATTGTCTAGCGTTGCAATTCCTATAACCAATATAAGGGGTGATATTATAGTTACTAGCAGATACCATATTATTAAAAACATTGGTTTTATTATTGCCTTTAGAACATTAAACATCTCAACACCTCCTTTAATCAAACATTCCTAGTTCTTCTTTAGGCTCCTTCTTTTCCGTGAACACCTTGCCTTTAAGCCCTCTTGCCAGCTTGAGTTGCAGCTTCTTTGCGGGTTCTGAGAGTGGGGGGGAGGGGATTTCTTTTTGCATGGCCTTGCCTATCCTCACACCGTAACCAAAAGCTATGTAGTTGGTGATTATAAGTAGTATCGCAATTATCAATGGGTACAATAAGTTAGTCATTGTTATCCTCCTTTAAAACATTCCCATATTAATCATTGTTTTAACAACCACAACAATTGCAAAAATTACGGCTATTATTGCAGCTGAAACTGCAATTAACGCAATATTATAACTATTGTTCATTTAAACTTCCTCCTTCCCATTTTCAACTCTTTCAAAGTCTACCCGGGGGTATTGCTGCCTGTATTCCTCTTTATGTTTGCATTTGTCGCAGATGTGTTCAAGTATCGGAGGAGTAACAGGCTTTGCTCTACCTGTGAAATTCATCCTTCCTAGCCCACATTTCGGGCATGACTTTTCAACTAATACTACTCTGGCAGGTGTACGGATTTCATCATCTTTGTGTTTGAGTTTGGATATATCTATTACTGGCATTTACAACACCATCCTTTTGTTTTATTTGGATTATCGCCTAATTCAATTCTAGCACTAATCAAAGGGGCTTTCGCTGTAGTCAATTCTGGTTTCTGTGTCCTCGTCAAAACTACCGGGGCGGTCAGGCTCGGTTATGGTTTCCGCCTCATAACTCTGCTGTTGTCTGATTTCATTTGCAATCATATCCGAGAACAAGGCATCATCATGTTTTCCACTCATGGCATCTGGTCGCCCTTTTTTGTCATATACAAATGTCAAGCATTCTTCAAGCATGGTTTCGTCATTAAACAGCTCTATGTTATTGGTTATTAAATGAGCTTCCTTGTCTATTATCAGCGGCCTTGTATTACCGTCTGTTTTCCAACCATGAGAAGTCTTATATTCCTTTGTGAAGTCATCATACCTTCTTCTTGT